AATCGAAAAAAAGAACCCAATTCGTAAATGAATTGGATTCTAAATATAACTTCATCAACACCGGTTGACAGAGACCCGTTAAATTTAACGGAGATCTAATTTTAACCACTGAACAGCTAGCTGAGTTCTATGGAACAACTTCTAATCGAATTAAGCAAAATTTCAATAATAATCGAGACAAATTTATTGAAGGTAAACATTACTTCAAACTGGATGGCGAACGTCTAGCAAGCTTTAAATTGCAAGTCGCAAATTTCGACCTACAAATTAGCCCTATGACTCGTTCGCTTTATCTATGGACTAAGCGTGGTGCTAGCCGGCATTCTAAAATGCTTGGAACTGATCAAGCTTGGGACATGTTTGATGAGCTGGAAGAAAACTACTTTAATCCAAAACAGCTTGTACTACCAACATCCCCACGAGAGATTGCGAGATTGGCACTGCAAGCCAATGAGGAGACTAACCAACGCCTAGATAGCGTGGAGGGCGATGTGAAAGACCTCAAGGAGAACCAAGTTATTCAAAATCCTGAATATAGTGCGCTTAACCGGCGTGTTAATCAGCGCGTGTCGGAAGTCGCACATAGCTATGGCCATATCACACAGAAACAACGAGGTGAGCTGTTCAAGGATATTGGCAGTGGAATCAAGAAGATTGCTAACGTGAGCGCTCGGTCAATGCTACGCAAGAAGGACTACCAGATGGTAATGGACTTCATCAACGACTGGGAGCCATCTACAGCAACTAAGACGATTATTCGGCAGACGTCACTTAGATTCGACAAAGAGCCAGCATAGGAGGTAAAACAATGGAATTTGAAAATGTACGTGAAGCACTGAAATTCTTGCTTGAGTATAACGATGCAACATTGAACCCTAACCTTAAATCTCGGGTTAACGGTGGTGAGTGGTCGCCAAGCACAGTTAACGAAGTTCAAATGGCAAACTATGACGCTTTAGCACAAGCAGCGGACATGCTTGGTATGAGCGACCTTTACTTAAATGAACAGCCAGCATAGGAGGCGAGTTAGATGGAATTAATAGACGCACTAAAAATGGCAGGCAGGAATGGGAAGATCGTTCGAGCTAGCGATTTGAAATATGATTCAACTTACTACGTTCAAGCGACTGATACAAAAGGAAGATTAATCGCGTTTACACATGGTGAACAGCTTTCAGTTTGTTGGGAACCAACGTTCACAGACTTAGTTGCAAACGATTGGCTAGTAGTTCAAAAAGGTGACCCTTACCGTGAAGAAGGGTCACTAAAAAGCTTATAGAGGGAAAGATGTATTTAGACTAATACGCTTTATCTTTCCATTACCGTATCCGAATTGTAAGTATCCCTTATCCTGTAAAGATTTCAAAGCGTTCGTCAAAAAGCTCTCATCATTAATTTCTAATTCGGATAGGAGACCATCAATGCTAACTGGGCCAGGCAAACGGCTTGGCGCATGCAAACGAATAGCGGCAATTAAGTCTTGTTCATTAACCATATTCATCACCTCAATCAACTTGGAATAAGTCAATGTTTGATAGTGTCATCTGAAGAATTTCTATATGAATTATTAGTGCTAACTACAAAATAATTACCACAGACTGGACAGACAACATGATTGGATCGAGCATAAATCTTTTTAGAACAGAATGGACAAGTAACGAACTTCCTTCTTGTAAACAATTGTAAATGTGTTTTAGGCATGATTAACACCCCTACACAATTATAGTTCAAATCCAAGGATAAAAGATAAACATATTAAAACTTAGAAGGTGATTTGCATGGATTTAAGAATGAAAGGTGTACCGGAAGAAATAAAAAGAGTGTTCCAAGCTTGGCGGTAGCAAGGAACACAAATTGAAAGTGTGCTTTTAATTGTTTGGATCGCGAAGCCAACAATTATGGCATTCGTCGCATTCTATAACATTCACAATGATTCCATTTGGGTCAATTTTGTGGTTAGCCTTGTCCACAGAGGACAACATGAATAAGTTATGAAATTTGTTGGTTACCACTTGTTCATCACTAATTAAGCTACCACAAAATGGACACTTGAATTGCTTCATAAATTTTCACCTCGATTAATTGAACTAACAAAATTATACACCGAAAGGAGCGAGTAAGATGGACAATCAAATATTAGCTGATTATCTCGAAAGCGTAGTTGAAAAGGAAGTTGTTTCAATGCTAGCACCATTAGTTCAAAAGATAGTCAGAGAATATATCCTATTTGATCGCAAAACGGCTGCTGATTCAGTAGGACTGAGCGAGTCCAAATTTGATGAGCTTAGAAAGTTACCACAAATTGCACTAGTTGAACACAAACTACCAAATAATAATAAAGTGTTGTTTGTCCCAGAAGAACTAAAACGAGCTATTTACTCAATCTTAGAATAATGAACGTGGGCGGCGTCAAACAAATAGCTATAAATAGCAGGAGGAAACAACATGATTATTTTACCAGAATGGATTTTGTCGGCACTAATTACATGGGCGTTAGCTACATTGTGGTACAAGCGCCGTGAAATTAGAAACTGGTTTGGAATTTAAGGAGGAAACAATATGTATGAAGAAGACATTGAGCACGCGTTAAGAGCACGTAAGTATAACGCGATTCGTGCAGATGAACGTGAGCTGATTAATGCTATTGCTTATGACACAACCGGAATTATTAAGAGGCACCCGCGTCTTTACTATTCAGAAGAGTTTATTGCTGAATTACAAAAACACGATATTAACGTTTGCGAGTCAGATGAAGAAACCGACGATAGATGGACGTTTACATTACCACCAATGTATCGGGAGGAATAACCATGAAAGTTCATGTAGGTGATCGAGTGAGTTACAAGGCTGAGTATAGTTGCGGCCAATTAACACGAGAAGCCGGCGTTGGCAAAGTAGTGGATATTAAAAAAATTCCGTTCACATTGCGCACTCAAAAAGATGTGGCTGTAGTTGAACAAAATGGACAGCAATTTGAAATCATTACTAATGGTATTCAAGTGCTCAAGTAGGAGGAATGATCATGCAAAAAGTATCAATTTTACTACTTAACGACTGGAAACGAACGCAAAAAACCATCGCTAGTATCGGCTAACGATGGACTAATGGAGTATTTATTCAATGCCAACATCTATATTATTCTAAAACTAGTTTGTTGGCAAGTTAAGGAATAAAAAAGCCCACTACTGGAGTGGAATACAAGAGTAGTGAGCAAGAAAACTATTCAAAGGTTAGCATCTATGTTACTGCTAATCAGGAATGTTTGCAAGTGCTGAGAAAGAGAGACCACTAATTATGGATAATCAATTACCTTACAAGGAACAACAGGATTGCATTCTTTATGGTATTGCACGGATTACATCAATCGATCCACAAGAATTAACTCCAGAATTACAGCTAATTGGAGATAATATGGCGATGGCATTTTACTTGAATGTTTTGATGCTTAATAGGGGGCTGAAATAAATGGTGGACTTACTATCTGAATGCCAATCATTTGAAATGAAACTTAATCGTGTAGAAAAAAAGTTATCTGCGGCCACAAGCGCTGCTGACTTTGCCTACAAGGCGGTACAGACACGTCAAAAAATTGTTTCGTTTGACGACTTAGACGATGAGGAAAAGATTGCTCTGTTTAACGAATATGACTGGTTGTTATTAGAACTAGAAGGTTACTTAGGTGGATTGCAACAGCAATTTGAAGATGCGGATGAAGGCTTGTCTGGTGGAAAATTTTTGCTGGAGGCTTTAAAAGATAATTCGGTGATATGAATTAGGCAGAGGTGATCGTGTGGAACTGCTACCGACTAAGTTAATTGAAAAAGATGGCGAGTGGTATCAGGTTCAGAAGCTCACCCATAAGCCTAACCTTGACCATGTTGAGACGGTAAGTGGTTCTGCTGACGAATACTACACGTACTCGGAATTAGCTGACACACGTAAAGCTAGGCCACAACAACGACGCTTGTTCTTCGCGTTGCTTAGTGACATCTATACGTGGTCAGGCATGCCGACAGACTTCTTGAAAAACTTGTTTTATTTGCAGTATGAGTCATACACGTTTGGCAAGCATATTAGCCTGTCAGACACCACAGAATCGTCTGTGAGCGATGCTAACCAGTTGCTAGACCTAGTCATCGACTTCATGTTTGAGTGGCACGTACCGTTCAAGGAAGGCTATAAGCTATTGCCACGTGAACAAGAATATTATCTGTTTCAATGTTGCCGCCACCGAGTTTGCATGATTTGCGGTAATCGTGCTGATATCCATCATGTAGACGTTATCGGATCTGGCTTGAACAGAACACACGTTGACCACACCAAACGGCACGTTATGGCATTGTGTCGAGTCCATCACAGCGAGATTGAGCAAATTGGCTCCGTGGCATTTAGTGCAAAATACCACGTTCCAGTAGATGGCATAAAACTAGATAAAGAAACATTAAAACGAATTGGCTTGAAAGGAAAATATGATGTTAATTAAATTACAGAGTGGTGATTACATCAATAGTGATTATATAGTTCGTATTTTTGGTGACGAACCATTTATTGAAATGGCTCACAGAGTTGATGAAACTGGAAGGCGAGCATTACCAATCACTGATGTTGACATAAAGCTAATCACTTATGCAGTCGAGAATGCTCAGGTAAACGATGCTAAGCGATTTATGAACTAGAAATACAGCAGTGACTAATACACCGGGTGGGTGGAATGCCTACTAGTAAATAAAGGAGGATTAAAAAATGGCACAAAGGAGAATGTTTAGCAACCGTATAACCGATAGCGCTAAATTTTTAAAGATGCCGTTGAGCAGTCAGGCACTCTATTTCCATTTGGGGTTGCATGCGGATGATGATGGTGTTGTAGAAGCGTTCTCAGTTATGCGGCAAACTGGTGCAGTTGAGGATGATTTACGAATACTAGTAGCTAAGAATTTTGTAAATGTTTTAAACGATGATCTAGTGGCCTATATCACGGATTGGAACGAAAATAATCGAATTCGAGCGGATAGAAAAGTGGATTCGATATATAAGGACTTGCTATTAGAAATCTTGCCAAACATAGAATTAACTGAACCCAAGCCGCGTGCTGACACGGGTAAAGTTACTGGACGTCCAATGGACAACCAATGGACGGACAATGGACCGCATAGGTTAGGTAAGGTTAGGTTAGGTAAGGTTAGTAAAGGTAAGGTAAACAAAGATAGTCACCATTTGGCAAAGCCAAATTATGACCCGTCTTCTCAGCCATACAAAATTGCTAGTCATTTGTTGACCAGAATTAAACAACGGCAACCTGACTTTAAAGAACCGAACTTACAAAAATGGGCTAATGATATTCGATTGGCACACGAACGTGATCATCGTGATTATGAAAAATTAGATTGGCTAGTAGATTGGTCACAGGATAATTCATTCTGGCAAGCAAATATTTTGTCGGCAGGGAAGCTACGCAAGCAATATGACACGCTCATGGGTCAGGCTGAACGGGATCGCCCGACTAATGTTGCGCCACAAACACGAGAGGACTGGTTTGGCTAATGGAAAATGTAACGAAGTTATTCAATCAAGCCACGATTCAGAAAGTAGTAGCGGCTAGAGGCATTGACACGACTAAGTTGCCAACCAAAGAAGAATTGGACCATCAAACGATTGACCGTGCCAACGCTGGTGTGGTTGCTAACAGGAAACGGTATTACTATCGCATGTCAGTCTGGTCTGGAGGCGTGCCACTACGATTTAGCTTTAATGATTGGCAGGTTGATAAACAGCCTAATCAAGCTAAAGCTAGAGAGCTTGGCAATCAGGCATTTAAGTTAGCTAGGCAATTAGAGACTAACCAGTTCAACGTAGCGCTTGCAGGCGGCCCTGGCGTTGGCAAAACATCATTAGCGCTAGCAATCATGTATCAGCTAATGAGCGTAGGGCAGACAGCAATGTTTGTCTCAACAGCTGAATTGCTACGGCTGGTCAACGAAAAGTATGAAGCACCGGATGTACGTCAACGTTTACTATACATTCTAAAAGACATGCAAAACGTTGATGTTCTAGTTTTAGACGATTTTGGTACTGAAGGCGGTAAACCAACCGAAAAAGGATTCTACAAGCCAGTGCACAAAGATTTGCAGACGCTGATGTATCAAGTGGCGAATGCGCGTTGCGATTTTGGCTCCTATGATGTAATTACGGACAAATTGTTCGATATAATACATTAAAGGAGTTTTTATTATGACCATCACAAAAAAATTAACCAGTCGATATTCAGAAGATTTTAAAAATTCTATCGTGGCCTTACATCAAACTGGCCGTTCGGCCAATTCTTTGGCTAAAGAATATAATGTCAGTGTTTCAACCGTTACCAAATGGGTTAAACAAGCTGATCCTGAAAATACTGACGAACTTTCAAATCATGAGCGCCTACTAATCAAAGAAAATCAACGATTAAAGGAAGAAATTGATATTTTAAAACGAGCAGCGGTGTTGTTGGCAAAAAATTAATTCGCCAAGGACGACTAGCAGTTTTAAAAGTCGTCGCAGTTAATTTAAAAGCTAAGCACCGCATCACTAATATTTTGAAGGTTTTAAAAATTCCAAGCTCAACCTATTATGGCTATTGTCACTGGCAACCTAGTCAAACCGCCTGTCGGCGGCAACTCATAAAACGGCAATTATTAACAATCTGGCTAAAATACCCAATGTATGGTTACCCCAGGTTAACACTAGCACTCAAGCAAATTGCTAATCTAAAAGTTGGTCAAAAACTGGTTTATCGGCTAATGCAAGAATTAGGTATAAAATCACGTATGCTTAAAAAGACTAATAAACCACAAACTCATACGGACTATGAGCAACGCCCTAACCTAATTAAACAGCTAGCTGACCAGACAGGCGTTTTGTTAACTGATATCACTTATATTCCGGTTAAACATGACTGGATTTATTTAGCAAGTATTTATAATCCGAAGACCCGACAGGTTGTCGCTTATAAAATACATGAGCAAATGACTAAAGAGCTTGCGACGGCTCCCGTTAAAATGATTTTAAATCGTGATACACTACCAAGTATTATTCACAGTGACATGGGAAGCCAATATACTAGTGAACTATTTGAAAATACTTTATTGGCAGCGGGAATCAAACATTCTTATTCACATAAAGGTTGCCCTGGCGACAATGCTCGTATTGAAAGCTTCCATTCAATTTTAAAACGTGAATACGTGAATTTTCAAAATTTTCAGAATAGCTATGAAGCCATAGCGGGTTTGGATCAATATATTCGTTGGTATAATGGTGACCGAATTTCACTAGTAGCGTAGCTACTAGAAACGCTTAAAAATCAGATTTTTTAAGTGTTTTTTTGTAGTGTCCACAAGTTGATAATGGATTGATAATTTTAGCGAAAGATACTCAGAGAAAGTAAATTACTTTAAAAATTGGATTAAACGATAAAATTGAAGCAGTGTTCGCATTTTTATGTCCGTAACCTTGACATAGGAGCCTTTGATCATAACGAAGTCAAACATATAACCATCATTACGACTAACAACACACGTAAGCAATTAGAAAGTATGTATGATGGCAAAACAATCGATCGCTTATATACCAAGGATACTAGCTGTCAATTGCTTTTTGACAACATGGAAGGAGTCAGAAGTGTATGAGTTGTGAATTATGTCATGGTAGTAAAGTTGTTCAGCAACCACTTGGGAGTTATGGTTTCACGTTTGGACCATGCCCAAATTGTACGAATGAGATACACGATCATTACGAACAGGAGCTTGAAAGGAAGTTAGCCTATGGCGAGCAAAAATTGGCCTAAAGAACTAGAAGTAATTCATAAGCTAGAAGCGAGATATGGCAGCATGGACAACGTGCCTGAGAGCAAACTAACTAACTTGCATAAGATGCCTGGAATTAAGGCCGTATCAGGCGATTACACGGAGATTACGCGTACCCAGTATAATGCCATTAAATTAGTCATGGAAGGTAAGCAGGGTAAAACTAGGACGTCTCGGGAGCTAAAACGGAGTAACAGTTGGATTGATAGGCGTATTCGTGCGATTGACGAAAATAAATACTACATTACGGAGGACGAGAATGCCTAAACACACTAAGAAGCGTTCAACAATTAAACGGAAGCACCGGCGAATGAAGGAACACGCCGAAGCAAACAAAGCTAAAGCACAGGATAATAAGCAACTGGTCAAGGAATATGAGCCGTACAACATTAATAAGCGGGCGTTCGGGGAGGACTGAAAATGGCTTATATATTGATGATTAATATTGATGTGGCAGCTGTATATTCCAATAGACAAGCCGCTAGAAAAGACGCGAAACATTTCAGAGAAAAGGGCCAGAACACGTCAATTATGACTGTTCCTTACCATAAGCAAAGTATCTTGGAATGAAACTAATTTGGGAGGATTAAAAATGAGTGAATCATATGAAGCAATAGAATGGATCTTAAGTCAATTGGCACAGGCCTGCTAGTGATAGGAGATGGCAACGATGATTAAGTTTAGAGCGTGGGACAAAGTTCAGAATAAAATGCTGTTACCTGACAATATCGAATTCATTCATGGTCAAGCCTATTGGCAGAGGCTAGTGCTGATGGGCAGGACGAGTGCTCTAACGATGGTAAAGTTGATGGAATTGGCGCACTGTTTGAGCTTGAACAGTTTACTGGCCTGAAAGACGTGAACGGCAAGGATATCTATGAAGGCGATATTGTATCAGTTTTTAACGAGGATGGAAATTACTACAACGATGTAATTGAATGGTGCATAAAATACAATTACCCAGCATTTGACTTAAAATACCATTCATA